TTTATTCCAATTTAACTTTCCTGTTTGCTTTTTTTTTGCTCGGTTACCTCTGTGTTTAAACCTAACACTCTAAATACTTCTTTAGAAACTGTCAGGATAAACTCACCGCCTGATCCTCCAGAGTTATCAATCCAATCGTGAACATCAAACTCTGTGAAGTCTACGATCTCGCCTTTCTTTAGTATAGGGTAAGCCGATGCATGATAAATAAAAACTCTTAAAAAGGGCAGTAATTGCTTACCTAACAAATCTGATAAATCAGTCACCGATGCATTAAAGTGAGTAAGCGTTTGCTCTAGAGCATAATTGCCAAAGAACATCTGCCTATCTAGCTCACCTATTTTGTACGTTAAATGTCCCTCCATTAATAACCAGGATATGGATCAGTAGTCGTAATATCGCCATCACCTAACAAAGTGCCTGTAAAGGTAATAAAATCACCCTCTGCGCCTGTAATCTCTAAAGCACTAAAGTAAGCATAGCCATATTGCGCTGAAAAATTAGGCTCTTCTGTGCCATCTGTTTTAAGTAACGCCACTTGAAACTCGGTTAAAGTCTTTGCCCTTGCAATCGTCGATATACGATCCCATGATGCTTTAGCGTTATCACCACCAGCACCCGACGTATCTGTAAAAACACCCTCAAAAGGTATCTCAAAAGAATAGGTTGTCGGTTTGCGTCTGGTCACTCCAGGATCGCATTTGGTTACTGTTTCTGCGAAATCCCAGCTTTCGGAAATTCCGTTTGATGTTAAACACGCTACAGGTTTCCAGGCGCCGCCTGTCCTGATATATAGCATGAATAAACTGCCTGAATAAAATTGCTCGTCTGCCATTTTTAGTTTCTATTTAATTTGTGTTGAAAAGTTAATATGTATTGAAATATGTTTTCTGTTTCTGTTTCTAGTATCACTTCATTTGTTAATAGTTGTAAGGTTTCAACATTTATAAAGTTACTTAAAGTTAAGTTAGTAACTTGTATTCTGTTTTGTATTTCCTCTGCGATTACCATTGCAAAACTTAAATCGCCTGTTCCATTAGGGTATTTGGTTACTATCTGCACGTTAATTGTGCAAAGATACCAATATCCGCACTTTGTTTGTTCTTGTAATCTGGTCTGGCTAGATAAAATTACATATTTTGCTGGTACATTTTTTAAAGGTGCTGACTTACTATATACTGGAATAGTAACGCTACCGACTATTAAATTGGCTAGAGCGCTCTTATATGCATTCAGTATTGATAAATTAGCATCTTTCATTTCTCAAATGTAATTATTTTTTTGCATTATATTTTCGTGTCTGAACTTCCAATACTTTTCTTAAAGTTTTAGGATATTGTTGGATGCCCTCTAAATAGCTAGGTATTAAAAATGGTTGCGGTTTTAATCCTTTTCTTAATATTGATACTGCTATAATGTAAGCTAATTTGGGATCTATACCATGAGTCTGGCACCAACCTCTAATAGCATCTAAAAAACTATCAAAATTACCACTTTTTTTACCTTTAAATTCAGATGCCATTTTCTCAAATCCTTTTGGTATTGATACCCTTGCACCTGTCCCAAACTCAACGAATGCAGCATAAGGAGTATTAGCAAATACAAAGGAAACATTATAACCTACTCTGGCAGTTGTTTTTCCTATTGACTGTCTTAACTGTCCCTGATCTACTGGAGCTCTTAATTTAGCTTGATTAGCAATATCTTCAGCAGTTGAATTAGTTACCGAAACCGCTAACCTATTAGCATCATGGCCAAACGAATCAATCTGAGATAAAAGTTTAGAGATGTTTATTTTAGACGCCATTATTATCATCCGTTACAGATGCCAGTATCTCATAAAAACGAAACGTGTCATCTACATTCCTAATTGAATGAATAGTAAAAAAATTTAACTCATACAGAATCCGCATGTCCTTTGTTGGTGCAAAGTCTTTTCTATAACGGATTGTAAACCTAAAGACCTGATTTATGACCTGTTCTTGCGCTTGTAACTGTCTATTGCCATCGTATGGCTTTATATTTGACCATGTAGCCAATACAGGCACAAACGTAATCACGTAATCCTGATAGGCATTTTCAACTGAGCTGAACGTGCCAAATGTAATTCTTTTGTCTAATCTGCCCGGATTCATTAGAATAAAGTTATGCGTCTATATGGTGAAAGCAAAAGAGTTGCAATCGTAGGCATTCCAACAACTGGATTATCTCTGTTCTCGTAATAAAAAGTTATCATTTCTTTTATTGCAGTTTCAATATCGTCTGGCACATCAGATCCGCCCTCATAATTCCATCCATAACCAGCGACATAAGTAACTGTGTTAAATCCCGGCGCTCCGGATATTACTTCTGTGTAGCCTTGCGTTTCGATTGTTTCAAATGTCAAGTCATCCATATCAGGATTCTTAACAGACTCAACCGCAATCAAAGGATATTCATATATTTTTAGCGCACCTGTTGCTGGAGTTATTGCAGTTAATTGCCTTTGCCATAATACTTGCAAAGTAAACTGTTCAGCTTGATTTACCGCAGATTTTATTAATGATGTTATTAAGCCATCTTCGATTGTGTAATCTAGGTCTAATCTCAGGTACATCTTCGCATCCGCTAGGCTCACTACATTTAACTGGTTCATTCTGTTTAGGTTTAAAGGGTTGTTTTAGATACTCTTTTTTTTCCATTATAATAACGCTAAATTACATATTTTATTTAACCAATTTTCAAACTTGGGTAATTCCTCCGCAGGATCTAATTGTTTTGCTCTTTGCAATGGAGTTTTTTTTGTCTTAATGGTTTCAATATTAGTAATCGCATCTACCCACGCTTGTATATCGTTTCTCTTGACAAATATCCCTGCATCTCCGAGACTATCTCTAAATCCAAGTATATCAGATGCAATAACAGGAATATTGCAACACAAGGCTTCTATTTGAGCCATTCCGTAACTCTCATACTCGCTAGGCGCAATTAAAACCTTTGTCATCGCTAGATATTTGCGCACATCATCAATTAAAGGTACATATTTTATATTCCTGACCTTTTCGTCTTTTATCTGATGATAGTAACCTCCTTGCACCGCTAGAAACTTTGTTTTAGGCATTCGCTTTGCAATCTCTATTAATATCTGACCGCCTTTGTTTTCGTTATGGTTTATCAAAGTGACATATTCTGCATTTATTCTATCTGTAGAATAATCTCGGTAATCTATTGGCGCATACAAAGTATAGGTTTCCTGATTGTAATTTAACTCTCGCTTTGTGTTCTCGCAGTTATAAACTGTATAAGTATTATGTCTAATGTTGACCTGCGGATAGCCTACGTTATTGTGAGCAAAGTTTATAACCTTTTTAGCTTTTAGCCTCTGCTTATTCATTGCGTAGTAAGTGCCTGACAGTTGACAAAACACTAGATCTGCCCAGTCCCATAAATCATTATGACATTGCTTGTAATTGTCTTTAGCCTTGTAAACTTGTATGCCCTCAAAAATGTAATTCTCTGGGCATCTAGTAACTGCTTTAACCTCATGACCTTTGCTCATTAGATAAGTTACAACCCGATGCAAATAAATTTCAGATCCTGCTCTTTGATGCGGTAAGTAAATGCCTGGACTTAGTAAGATGTTCATGTTACAGGAATAAACAGATATGGTCTTTGTATCTTTAATGTTCTGCCATCGTAATTATGCAGGTCGCTTCTATGATAGTGTATAGCTTGTATTCTTGTAGCTGGATTATAAAGCGCATAACCTGCACTATGTAACTCATAAGCAATCCGATTATCACAACCCGGTATGCCTAAATAAAAGTCACAGAAATTAACATTTCGCATCTTGCCCTTAAATATCCATACATCTTGACTAAAGCGCTCATTATGTAACTTTAAACCTCCTATCTTATCATCCCACCTGCTTAACGCTATGCATTGCCGTTCATTTAAAGTCAACTGGCTAAGCGTATGGTTAAAATAAATATCTGTATTTGCGACCATTGATATATCATCCCTGCTTGTGACTGTTCTATCAATTAAGTTAAAAAAGTCACGATAGGTAGGTCGCTGAAATGGTATAATGACTAATTTGTCAGAATTTGGCAACTCTACAAATCCATCAACAAAAAGATAAATTTTATCTATATGCGCATTCTCTATGTTTTTATTTAAGCAGTAGATTAATTCCTTTTGCCTGATTGCGCTTTTATCGGTATAAATTGAAGTAAATAAATTAATCATAAATAGCTATGCCTGTACCTGTATGATGTCCTATATGTGTTAAATCGTATTTTTCGTTCTTTAATCCATTCCAGAAATTACTAATTTCATTGTTTAAATAAATGTCATCAAACATGACTAAGCCTTTGTAATTAATCTTTAGCAAATGATCAGCAAACTTTTGCTCAAACTCGCCGTCATGATAAGTATCTAGCATTATAAAAGGACTTGCAATCTCATACTTTAAAACATCGCCTTTTATAAATTCTATGTTAGGTATTTTAATTTCCGATATCTCTGGCTGATGCTCAATGTCATAACTGATAACTTTATTCTTTTTGTTAAATGACAAAGCTATGGCAGAGCTTCCCTGATAACTTCCAATGTCTAGCAAAGTAGCTCCGTTATATAAAGTGCTTATATAAGCTAGTAATCTGTAATGCTCAAGTCCTGCATCCATGTAAAACCACCCTTTAGGAAATCCTAGATCATCCGTACTCTTTAGATACTTAGACAGATTGATTGCATTTAACTGCTCTGCCGTAACTTTTAAAATTTTATCAATCATATTGATTTAGTAAAAGGTTATAATTTTTATGATACTTATCTATGGCGTGATAACCTACTGAGCCATATTCAAACTCTGTTTCAACGGCAAACTTATTGCAGGTTGCCTTATCGGGTAATTTATAACCTAGCTCACGCATCTTATTAGTAAAGTAAATATCTTCATTCCCATGTACTGCCATTCCTTTATACCGATGCTTTGAGCAAATCTCATACATTAGCTTAGGATTTCTAATGCTTAAACCTCCATTCATGCAGCCTGGTATATTTTTAATCCACGATCCTATAAAGTCCCATTCTAAAAACTCCTCAATGCCATCTTTTAATAATCCAGAATCATGCTGAAATATTAGCACTCGATCATACCGGCATCCCTGCCAGAAAGATGGATTTGTCAAGACTGCATTGTAATCCTTGGCAGACTTTAAAGAATAGATACCTCCAGCATAGGGCGGTTGAATGTGAAAGATATCCCATGACTTAGGTATAAACCTTTTATGTCTTGCGATTGCTTCCTGAGCCACATCTTCTCGGTCATCTATAATTATAGCTGCATTCATACTAATACCTTGTTATAATTATGATGACTCTTTAAATAGCTAGGCAATACTGATTTATCAAACTTTACAGGATTCCACAAGTTAAACGCTACACAATGCACATCGCCAAATTGGCTATTAGGTTTCCATTTATAGTAAATATCATTTAACCAGTCTTTTCTAACTTCGTGAGCATGACCGAAAACATTATACTTGTATCTCATAATCGGCTCTGGCTGACAGGTGCTAAAATGAAAGATAGTCTGTTTTAAGTTTAAATCCTGAGTATGTTCTTTTCTATGCAAATTCTCTAATCGTATCGGTCTGAATCCATCATAACATGCATAGTTAAATGAACGCCAAAAGTTTATAAAGCCATCAATGCCATAAAACCTATGTACGCCCCAGTAAGCATATTCAAAAGAGGCTTGTAACTCATCGGATTTATAAACCTCATCCGAATCTACTGTCAAAACCAAATCATAACCCTCAGAGTATTTATACTTGACAGATCTATGGTCATTCTCAGCTCCGTATCTGTCTGCTCTGTCCCAGATTAATTTATCTTTTAATACATCCTGACAAATGCTAA